CGTGAATCAGCATCGCGGACTTCCTTCTCACACTGGATGAAACCAGACATTGCTGCGCGTTCCCTCTGACTATTTGTGAGAAGGAACATCTTGCTATCAATCAACGTCAATTGACGAATAGCACGAATTGCAAAAATGTTCGGTTCATCCAGCAACCGACCAGTATTTGAGTCAAATACGAGACTGAGGAAACCCTGTAGAAATACAGGGAGACCAGATCTCCAAGTAAAACCTTGGAAATCCTGTCGGTCTACGCAGCCTTGGTCGAGACTTCTTTCGAAGTCTTTTCCAAACTGCGGAAGGGTTATCGTCAAAAACGATGTCCCTTCGCACTTGACTCGCTCAGAGACAGTTTTGCTGTCTCTGGTGGTGCTAGTGCAGCATCCACTCGCCAAATCTTTGGCGAGTATTTTCCAGAGTGACGTTAGGCTTTTCATTAGCCCTCCTTAATAGGGGGTAGCTAAATCCATAGCCTAACGGGCCTGCTCCCCAACTGATGGCCAAAAACCATCAGGCCGATCTAAAATCAGAACATGACAATAGATCGCTGGGGATCACTCACTGAGACCTAACTCTCACCACCAAGAAGCTTGGTGATGAGGAGGTCGGAGGAAGCCGTCATAGCGGACCGAAGGCCCGTGTAGACAGCCGTCTCCTCAGCGACCGAGTAACCCACCGCGGGAAGGTCAAAGACCATGTAAACTGACATGGACTGTTTGACATTCGTCGCGGGAAGGTAAACATCGGCGCTGATCTTCGAGTGATCGAGTCGCAGAACTCGTCGAGTCCTCTTCCCAATCTGGGAAGAGGCGGCGAGAGTCACAAGCCCGTCACCGGACTGATAGGACGACGCATACTGCCCCACGGAAACGCGGGGAAGGCTGATCGTACCTGCCAGCGGTGCTGGGAAGGTGACAGACTGCGGATCGGCAAACGACATTAGGCATCACTCCTTTGGTGTTTTGGACGGTAGTACAACTACCTACGGAACTTGGTGAAACCAAGTGCCGCTAGAATGGACTTTTGAAACCCACTAAGGGAATCAATGTTCAGTCCAAACCCATATGGTGTTGCTCCAAGCCTTTTCTTCGTCTCAGTGACGACGATAAGGTCTTGGACAGGATAGGCAACTCCGTCTGGAAAGACGGCGCCTATCAGGCTATAGGTATCTGTCACGATGGTATGTTCCATCATGTACCCATAACACATGACCAGACCATCTTGATGGAAACTCGTCCAGTTGGAGATAACATCTCCAGTGTTCGAGAACCAGTCGACGGCCCAGCTCCATGGGGCAACCTGCCAGAGTACTTCTGGGGTCATTTCCAATCCAAGCTGTTGAGCTAGGATTACGGCGTCACCTATCTTTCCGGACAAAAACTTGTACGGAAAGTAATAGGTAAAGGCGCCTGAAAACCACCTATTTTGAACGATCCTTCGTTCACGATACAGGGCACCCTTCTGCGTCGCACCACCCGTAAAAAGTGCTGATGAAGCCCTATGGTAAGGGCTTGCAGCAGTACTTAGTAGCGTGGTGGTATGCGAACGCGTCTCGGGGAAATCGTATCTCCTACGATTAAGCCTCCCGACACCATTCTTGTACTGTTGTATAATAGCACTTGAATGGGTGACGCCATAACCGAAGTCAGTGACGTCACTAACGAGAGGCTTATAGCCGAACTGAACGTTAAGATACTCACTACCCGCATTGCGGGCAGTAAGCGTCTTGTCACGCCATGTCTGCGCTCCCACAAC